GTATACCCACTTGCCATTCAGCTCACCTCACTGTGCTTTTACAAAGGCGATCCTGCCGACCGTTCCTGCCGGCGGAAGGTCGTCAAAACTGGAAAAGAAGTGAACATTCTGCTTCAAAATAATCGGGCCCTCCGGAGATAAGCTTGTCGGGAAACGCAGCTTTTCATCAACGGAATCCATGGCAGCGTCTAATGAGCTCTCCGTCACGTAGGCATTGGAATCCGTTATGATTTTCAGACTGCCTTCATCAGTAATTGCATGGATAAGAAAAAGCGCAAATGCGAAGTTGGGAGAAGCCTCCGCTGTCGGAATTGAGACGCCCGTGCCGCCCACATCCTGGTGCAGGGCAAAAAGAACGGGCTCATCATTTCCCAAATGAGCCCATAGCCCGATCTCGCGGGCTGTATATGAAACTGTGGCCGCAGGGCCGACAAGGATTTTTAACTGGATCCCCTGCTCCGTTGTCTTTTTGCTGACGATCTGCGCGTCGCTCTGTTTGCTGCTCAGATCCGTAGCGCTCTTCATTTCTGCCTCGGCCACTTGCCCGCTCCCGACACTTGCGCTGTCGATCGTCAGGACTTCATTGCCTCCTGCCCACTGCTCCATGAGTTCCCGGCCTTTGTTGGTGATAACCCCTTTCCAACTCATTTATATCCCTCCTGCCGTTTGGCTCGTTTCTACAATTTCAATATCTGTTATAGCCGTGAGAACGTCCACGCTCGCATAACTGGTCTGAGAATTGAACGTAATGCTGTCGAGAAGACTGCGAACATTTTTGATCCGCTCGATCGTCTCGTAAGCCCATGCGTTACTTTCTGCCGACCACTGGCCGCTGACGGTCACTCTGAAATGGAAAGGGTCTCCCCCGTATGCAAACCATTCCTCGACCATTGCGGTGTTGAAGGCGGCTTTCAAATACTTTTCAATGCCTGCCGCGGTGCCGCTTAAAGCGTAGAATAGAAGCGCCTCGTCAATCCATTGCCGTTTAGTCTCGATATCGGCCGATTCATCGTACAGCAGGTTATATTCCCACGCCAATTCATCCAACCGCCATTCCGGCATAGATTTCACATCGGTAATGCACTTCAAGCCCTGCTCCACGGTGTTGTTGAAAACCTGAAGCGCTGCTTCGATAGCCTTTGCGACAGCGTAACCGTTCTTATCGTTCAGAATGAATTGAGGCGCCCATTGTTCAGCTTTCGTGTCAAACATTCCAACGCCCCCTTAAATCGCGGAGATCGTAATTGTTCCCTTGCACCGCTCCGTCGATGCGATCTCGGTATATTCCACCTCTCCGCCGTCGCCGAACTCGCTCCCGGCTCCCCACAGTACGCGCGTCGCGCCCGCCTGATAGATCTCCGCCATAAGTCGGTCAGGGTTAAAGGCTCGGCCGATCACGCTGTCCTGCCACTCCTGGTAGCTTGTCACAGCCTTCGCTATGGCCACGCTGACGGCACTGCCGCTCTCTGCTCTGTACTGCACATTCAGCGTATAAGGCACGTCTGCCGCGCACTGTACAGTCACAGTATCAGTCAAAGGCCGTACATCAGATGCCGAAAGCGCCTCCAAGACCTCTTCTACAATAGCAGCTGCGCCTGTTCCTTCGGAAAGGATCAAATACACCCCTACCTGACCCGCTCCGCGATTCAAGGCCTTGGCGTCGATGATTTCACTGCTTACAGCTTTTGCCGCCGCCTCATACTGACGTTCCGATCCAGTTGATAAACTGGCAAGTCCATAGTCGCGGATCCGTTCGCGGTAGGTTTCATCATCCTCTTTCTCGTTGCCGCCGCTGGCATTGGAGGCGGAAATGATGCTGTACACGTTGGAATTGGAAACGGCAAGCTGCATTTGCGTCCCTGCTATCAGTCCATTACCGGAGCTTCCCGCTCTCACCGCCTCCACTTCAACCGTGGCGATTTGCTGATAGCCGGTCAAAACGAAGTCCTCGACCAGCGCGTAGAATATTTCTCCGTCAGCTGTCATGGTCGTTCCGGCCTCCAGCGTTTCTTCCTGTCCGGTGGCCTTGGTCGTGATCGTAACAGTGGCTCTCGCCGCAGTCGCCTCAATGCGCGGACAATTTCTCTGCTCTCCGAGGATGTCCAGGTAATCGCCCACAGCATAACGGAGCGTCTGCATCCGCAAGCCGTTGTCAACACCGGCAAAGCACTGCACGATGTCCGCAAGGACGGCCCGCAGGAGGATTTCTTTTTCGTCGCCTGGGTAAAGAATATCTCCCCCGGCTTCGACGTAGTTTGTCATCATCTTTTCCCAAATAGCATCGGGATCAAAGGTCAGATAATGCAATTCGGTATTATCCATAAGTCACCCCTCAAAACGGCAATTCCAAAATCACCTTGATATACACGCCGCCGCCCTCAAGCAGCGTAGCCTCTGCCTCTAATACCTCGACGTCAGGCTCCCACATCATCACACGGTCAAGCTCCGGCAAGAGCTCGTTTCGAAGCTCGCCGATCGGAAGATCGAAAAGAGCCGGATCAAAGCCGCGGAAGCGGTCGTAGGGGACCTCTCCCATTCGACACATCAGCAGGTTTTTTGCGTTCTGAAGCGTGCGTTTTACAGCGTCGCTTTCCTGAAAGTCGATCGGAGAGGCGATATTGTCGATCTGATATTTTGCCATGTTCGCCCCTCCTATTTCACCCTAGCTACCTTTCTTGCTCCGCTGCCCGCTTTGGCCGGTGCCGAAGCCTTTTTAGCGGATTTTATAATCGCGTTCACCCCAGCCACTGCTGCCGTTACCGCTGACACGGTGGCAGCTGTGAGCTTCTTTGACCCGGAATAGTTTGACCCGGAAGAGTCTGAACTGCTTGCGCTGGCTGTTTTCGTTCCGTCCAGTAGGGACGCCTGTTTCATTGTCAGTGCAACGTCGGCCTGGATCCATTTCCCGCCCGCACTGATCTCCACGCGGGAAACGGTTGCCTCTGTCAGCATCAGCGGGCAAGCGACAAGCTTTCGGCTGCCGACGTAGAAGTAATTGGTGACCCCGCCGGTGAGCGCGGCTTGTATAAAGGCGTTCGCCTCGCTTTGTACGTCATAGCCAAGGCCTGCATGAAGCTGCACCGCAAGGCTGATCTCTATGGGCTTCCAGTTTTTCCGCTTGGTGTATTGCTGCCCGTTGTCATCCACTGTGTCCGTATTGCTGCCGACCTTTATTTGCAGATCGTTGAAGCTTCGGATAACAGAGGGCGACACTTCAAATTTCAGGTTGTTCCATCGCCCGATTTCCGGCATGCTCTATCACTCCTTCCATGGGGCTTTTTCCGGCATATAGCGAATGTTGCTGTTACTCTCCGGGATTTCCACGACGGGGAGATCAAGGATTTCTCCGCCCGTAAAAACCGGCTTGCAGCAAAGCACCGGATTTGCGTTGAGCAGTTCGCAGGCATAAACTTCATCCCCGTACACGCTGAGCGCTACGCTGTCAAAGGTCTCTCCGGCGGTGCACCGGTAAGTCTGGCCGCTTAACGTCATGTGTACACCTCCATTGCGTCACGCATTTTCTGTTCCTTCCACCACTTTTCAAGCCGCTCCTTATCCTCCTTCAGCGCCTCGGCAACGCCGCTTGCGTTGTTTGCGTGGATAACCGGGCTGTAAATAACGGTGGTCGGGCTGTTGTTGGGGCTTGCGTTCAGCCCTCCGAACCGTGCCAACAGGTCCGGCCACGTAAAGCCGGAGGCGGCGCGGGCAGCATTCAGCAGCGCGGCGGTGCGCTCGCTGTGCTCTTCCGGGATGGCCCATTCAGGAAGATCCCCTTCGCCAAAGATTGACGGCTCCGTAGCGCGTCCACCGGTTGCGAATTTGCCGTACGACCCTCCCTTCTTACCGCCGGACCCGGACGAAACGACGCCGACAGTAATGCTTGTCCCGTCACGAGCAGCAATCTCGGCATCCAGCGCGCTCAAATCGCCGCCCACATCCAGGGTTAAGCCTTGCCCGTCTATTTCCGCGATGCCGTCGGAAACGGCAGAAAGATCTGCTTTGGGAGAAAAAATAAGATCCGACAAACCTTGTCCCACCTGCATCCCTGCAGCGGCTGTCGGATCCATGTACATATAGGGGTTTGACGCGGCCATCTCGGCCTGTGTGTTAAAAAACCTTTGCCACCCCTCTATCTGTGCTTCCTGTTGAGCTATCGGTATATAGGACGATCCCATTTGAGCAGCGCCAAACGCGTCAATAAGCGCTCTGTCTTCCGTCAGCGTGCTATAGCCTTTGAACCATGTATTCGGATTCCACCATTGGCGCGTGGTGGCTGG